GAACGAGAAGCTGGGGAAGCTGATCCGAAAGCACGCTGAGTTCGTCTACGACAGACGACGCTTTGTTGGGCCCGGCCTGCAGATTTCAAGCACGATCGATCTGCCGCTGAAGCACGGTCGCACAATGCTGATCGTGGTGCAGGAGGACGCATGACCAGCCCACGCAATCAAAACAGGGAGAAGCTGATCGTGAAGCACGATGTTCGCCGCTTCCTCCGCCCAATACCGGAAAACTTCTACGAGACATTCATAGAGAACGGCCACGACCGCATCATGGAGGAGATACACCGGTGCTCATGGCAAATGCTGGCTCACTGGATCAGTCAACTACCCGATGATGTCGTAGACGCCCGTGAGGCTCACTTGCGCCGCACACGCTGGCCTAACGGTAGACCAGGACCCAAGCGCCGCCGATACGTCATGGGTCAGACACTGACCAGCAAGCGAAAGGAAACGCAGTGACCTTCGAAATCTCAGATCATGCCGTACTTCGCTGGCTGCAACGGGTAAAAGGCCTCGATATCAATGCAGTTCGCAATGAGATGCGTTCGCCCGCGATGGTCACAGCCCACGAATTCGGGGCGCCAATCCTCATTGGCAAGAACGGCGAGCGGCTAGTGATCCGCGATGGAAAAGTTGTGACGGTACTGCCTAAGCGACTGGGCAAGATGGATCGGAGGATGCGAGCTTGAACAACCCTGTAGGCCGCCCGAGCAAGTTCAAGGCCACCTATTGCGGCGAAGTCGTCAATCACATGGCCGATGGCGCGAGCCTTACTTCGTTCGCCGCTGAGATTGGCGTTTCGCGTGCGACGATCAACGTATGGATGGCGGAATATCCCGAATTTTTAGAAGCCGTTGGCAAAGCGAAGGCAAAATGTGCCGCCTGGTGGGAAGCGCAAGGCCGCAGGATTGCTGTTGCCGGCGGTGGTCCCGGTGCCAGCACGCTCGCCATATTCGGCATGAAGAATATGGGTGGCGACGATTGGCACGAGAAGCAAGAGGTCGAACTCAGCAACCCTGATGGGAGCCTGAAGCCTCAGGTCATTCGCATCGTAGCAGCGGACATTTCGGGCAATGACCACAGCGACGATTGAACTCCCGCCCAAGCTTATCCCGGTTTTCGCGCCCGCGCGAGGTTCTGTCCAGTATCGCAACCTTCACGGTGGCCGCGGCTCGGGCAAATCCTTCAACGCCGCGAAGATGGCTGCGATTTGGGGTTACGCAGAACCGCTCCGCATCCTTTGCACGCGAGAGTTTCAGGCCAGCATATCCGAAAGCTTCCACGCTGAACTGAAGGCAGCAATCGCGTCAGAGTCTTGGCTTGAGGCGCATTATGACGTGGGTGTCGACTACCTGCGCGGCGCCAACGGCACACAGTTCATATTCCGAGGTCTACGCCGGAATTCCCAATCTGTGAAATCGTTGGCCAAGATCGACCTGACCATTGTCGAGGAGGCTGAGGACGTACCTGAAGCGTCGTGGTTGGCGCTTGAGGCAACGGTGTTCCGTCAGTCCAAATCTGAGTTGTGGGCACTGTGGAATCCTCGGTTGCAAGGAAGCCCAGTAGACAAGCGATTTAGGGAGAGCCCACCGGTCAACGCCATCACGGCCGAGATCAACCACAGCGATAACCCGTTTTTCCCGGCAGGCCTCGACACGCTGCGCCGACGTGAGCAGGAGCGGCTTGACCCAGCGACCTATCACCACGTTTGGGAGGGCGGCTATCTTGTCAACTCAGACGCGCAGGTTCTAGCCGGCAAGTGGCGTGCCGCCGAATTTGAGCCGGAAGGGCACTGGGATGGACCGTACCAGGGCGGCGACTTCGGCTATGCACAAGATCCTACTGCGGCCGTGCGCTGCTACATCCACGGCGATAAACTTTATGTCAGTCATGATGCTGGCGGACGGGGCATCGAACTGGACGACATCGGCACAAAGGTTTGCGACAAGATCCCCAGCTTCGAACAGCATGTCAGTCGGTGGGATAGCGCATCGCCCGGCTCAATCAGCATCATCACCCGACATGGCGTGCCCAAGGCTCAAGGCGCGCCGAAGTGGCAAGGCAGCATTGACGATGGCATTCGATTCCTGCGCTCGTTCAAGCAGATCGTTATTCACCCGCGTTGCAAAGCCACGATAAACGAGGCACGCCTGTACAGCTACAAGGTCGACCGGCTAACCGGGGATGTGCTGTCCGTGCTGGTCGATGCCAACAACCACTACATCGATGCGCTACGTTACGCTGTGGCGCCGATGATCAAGGGTCGTCGCTACGACATGGACAGCCTGACGTAGGTTAAAATCCAGGAGCCACAAAAAAGGCCCCCGGGGATAGCTTTCCCCAGAGGCCTTTCTGATTTTCGCAGCGATTAGAAGCGGTAGCCGACGATCGCAGCTACTTGATGACGCTCAACATCGATGCCGCGGAATTCGCCATAGTCCGAATAGCGGTATTCCAGACGAGCGAGCAGACCCTTGATGTTGGTTTCAACACCGGCGCCCAGACGGTAGCCTTCAAGCTTATCGCTGTCGCTGACTACGCTGACGCCGTTGTCGAAGCTAGCCTTGGCCTTCGCATTCGTATAGCCGCCCTTCGCATAGAGCATTACATTCTGCGCAACTTCACCGCCGATGCGAACGCCAGCGTACAGATCGCGTCCGGTGCTGATGCGCAGGCTGTCACCGGCGACAAACATGTCGCTAGCCGAGGACTTGGTGTTGGATTCGGCCCACTCACCCTCAACACCAAAGACAGCGCCATTCACATTGACGTCATAACCAATGACGCCACCGTACAGGAAGCCGTCATCATCGCCCGAACCGACGTTGGGGACATCAAGATCAACACGGTCGTAACCGACCATAACGCCAACATACGGACCAGAGAATGGGGTCGCATCCTGAGCAAATGCAGGTGCCGAAACAGCGGACGCGAGTGCAGCTGCAATAATAAGCTTCTTCACGATAAGATCTCCATATCGTTAACAAGAACGTTGGGCCACCTAGCTCAAGTGAGTTTTGGGGGAAACCGTAACACCGATCGGTTCATCGAATTGAATTGCCAGTGTTGCGATGCAGCACCACCCCTTGAAATACATATCCAAGGTCTTATGCGCGCAGATCGACGAATTCACCGTTGCCGCTTGAGGCGGACTGTCGACAACGGTAAACCGCCCCATCCCCTCCGCCTACCTTCCCAAACATGGCGTGGTTCACAGACAGTTTGCGTGGGGCAATCGAAGCGGCATCGCGTTTCAACCCGCTTCAGCGCGGCTCAATAGGTTCGGACCTCCCGGGAGCGTTCTCCCATCAGATGGCGGTGGCCGCTTACATGTCGTCGGGCATGCTCAAGAAGGTCATTGCGATCCCCGCTGATGACCGCGTGCGCGAGTGGCGTGACTGGCAGGCTGAGCAGGACGTAATCACAAAGATCGAGGACGAGGAACGCCGCCTCGCCCTACTTACTAAGGTCCAGCAGGCAGAGACCCTGCGCGGTGTTGGCGGCGGCGCGATCATCGTCATCACTGCAGGCGACCATGCCAGCGAACTAACGCCCGATCAGGTCAGCTCGGGTGGGATAGTCGCGCTAAACGTGGTGTCGCGCTGGCAGATCCACGCGCGCGAGATAGGCACCGACCTTGCCAGCTCAGAGTACGGCTTACCCACGTATTTCGAGGTCAATGGCGCCTCAAGTGGTCAGACGCGCATCCACCCCTCGCGCGTGATCTGCTTTCGCGGCGCCCCGCTACCGGCAGGTTCTGCAATCGATCCAGTCGAAGCGTTCTGGGGTGATAGCCGCCTTCTGCGCGTATTCAGCGAAGTATCGCGTTCTGATGAGACACAGGCGTGGTTTGCAGCACTGGTCCGCAAGGCCAAGCTTTTGCGGATCGGCATTCCCGACCTTGATAGCCGCGATCAGGACCAACTTGCAAAGCGAGTGGCATTGATTGCCCAGGGTGAGAACAGCCTAAACGCTACACTCTACCGATCGGGTGGTGGGAACGATGACCCCGGCGAGAAGATCGACGATTATCAGGTGACATGGGCTGGCATTCCCGCGGTCATGGACGCCTTCGACCAGCGTATTGCCGCAGTGTCCGACATCCCGTTTACGCGCCTAATGGGCCGCTCGCCTGCTGGAATGAATTCCACGGGCAAGGCCGACGACGACAATTGGAACAAGATGGTCGTTACCGGGCAAAGGCTGGAAACACGCCCATGCCTAGAGCAGCTGGATCCGTTCCTGTTGAAATCGGCAGGCGTCGATCCCGCTATAGTGACTTGGAAGTTTGCCCCGCTGTCTGTGCCATCCGAAAAGGAAGATGCCGACACCTTCAAGATTACAATGGAGGCCATCGAGAAGCTGCAGGCAACTGGCGCCATCCCTGACGAGGCATTCGCCAAGGGTGTTCAAAACCTCATGGCCGAGCGGGAGTACATCCCAGGCCTCGATCAAGCCCTTGCCGAGATCCCGGTGGCTGAACGCTTCGGCCTCAGCCCTGAGGATGACGGGACTGACCCGTCTGCACTCCAAGCCGGGAAGGAAGGTGATCCAGCGTCTGCCGGCGGTGGCACTAGATCTAAAGCCGGGGCACCACGCCATGTTAATGACGGAGGTTCGCAGACATGCGGCCGCCCTTTTGATGATGGCAAACGTTCGCGCCGCCGCGGACTTAAGGGCAAGGCGCACGGCAGCTGGAATGAAGTCGATCACCCCAGAGGTCGGGGTGGAAAGTTCATCCGTAAAGGCGGGGCCCAGACCATTGGCTCCACGCGCACGTTCACTTCATCGGTCAAGCGCGGACGCGATGACACGCGCGTTCACCGCATCGGCCTTGCAGCGAATGCTGCGACGATCCATCGCGACACTGGTCATGACGTACACGGGTTCAGTCGCTCAATCCCTGCTAATGCCGTGCGCCACGCCATCAAATCCCATGGGAATGATGCCCGTCCCGTTCGGGCGCGGGATATCGCGCGAGTTGCTCACAGACTAGACGATGCTCATCAGGTGACTGCCAAGGGCAAGCTGTCCGATGGATCTGGAATTCGTATTGAGCATCGGGTGAAACTCGGCAACCGGACCGCAATTTATATCGAGCGTATGGGCAGACGCGACCGACAGCTACGCATGGTAACAATGAGGTGGGAGAAGTGAGCCCCCCGGTCGCTGCCGATACCGTTGCCAGTATGCGTGGACCAGACGCCCGAAGCGGGAGGGCTCGTGACGCACTTTATAGACTGAACGGGGCCGGGATTCAATGAAATACGACCTCGCCGCGCTCGCACGCCGCAAACACAACATCCGCCGGTCCAGTATTGTCTTACGCGACATCGCACCGCCGGCTACGCTTGCCACTAACCTCTACCGCTCAACTTACGCCCAGATCATCGCCGCATGGGTTGAAGCCCTGCCCCGCATCGAGGCGACCTACGCCCTCACCATGTCCGAAATGACTACCGATGCCCCAGCTGACATACGCGCAGAAATCGATGGAGCGTCCGAGGCAATCAACCGTTTGATCCTAATCTTGACGCCAGAAGTACGCGAATGGTCACTGCGTACGGAGGCTTGGTTCCGCGGGAAGTGGCGAGGTGCAATGCTGGCCGCGACCGGTGTGGATCTAGGCACATTGCTTGGCCCTGAGGACATGAAGGCCACGCTCGAAACGAACATTGAATGGAACGTCGCTCTCATCAAGGACGTATCGGCACAGGCTCAACAACGCATTAGCAATGTCGTGTTTGATGGCCTGAGCAATCGAACCCCTGCACGCGAGGTGGCAAAAGACATCCGTGAGGCGGTGGGCATGGGTCGCGCCCGATCAACCCGCATTGCCTCAGACCAGCTCAACAAGCTTACCAGCGCGCTTGCCGAGGAACGGCGGCGTGAGGCGGGGATCGATACGTGGAAGTGGCGGCATAGTCGCAAGGCCCACCCGCGCACGGATCACCAAGCGCGGGATGGGAAAGAATACACCGATGCCACCGCACCGCACGATCTGCCTGGGCGTTTGCCATTTTGCGGGTGTCGAGCACAGGCCGTGGTGACGTTCGATTAGGCCCATTTTCTCGCACATCGACGAACAGGGAAGTCGTCATTTTCTTGATCTCTTCGCCAGAGCAGTCACGCCCCAGCCCAAGGCCGCTAATGCGCCAATCTTTACGCCGCCCTTCATCAACTTCGGAGCGAAAAACCCGAGAGCCGCGCCCTTCGCGCCACTGCTTCCATCACTCTGTGCAATTTTAGCACCAATTGCAGACCCGATAAGTTCCTTGAGCATTTTTATCTCCTTGTAACAGATGAATAGCTCTTGAGAGCAAGGAAGGTTCCTCCATCTACCGTCCGCAAGTCTCCACCGCCCGCGCCCTAAATGGCGACGGTAAACCACCCGCAGTGAGGTGCTTAGTTTGCGGGCAATGCTTTTTGCGGATGCCCTTACACTCGATGCGCCACGCCGTACTTCTGACGGCTACATGGCCGTGCGCGCGAAGGCTGCACGGACGGGAGTCTATCGGTATCTCGGCAGCGAAATTGACCCCGAGAACAAGCACGGTCTGCTCGATGCCGGGATGGTCAACGTACTGCGCGACGATGCAGCTGTGTTCGATACCAAGTCCGCGCACAGCTTCATCGGCAAGCCCGTCACCGAAAACCACCCGTCAGTAGCCGTCAACGCTGCGAACTGGCGCGATCATGCACGCGGCGTCGTCATGGGCGCAATGCGTGAAGGCGACTATCTGGCATTTGACCTGCTGCTGACTGATAGCGACACCATCGCTGCAGTGGATGCTGGCAAGCGCGAACTTTCCAACGGCTATGCCGCGGAGTTGACGTTTGGTGATTTCGATGGGCCCGGCGGCGTAAAATGCGTTGCCAAGCAGGTCTCCATCACCGGGAACCATGTGGCGATTGTAGACCGGGGCCGTGCTGGCCCGTCCTGCGCCATTACCGATTCCGTCGCTCTTTGTGACGCGAACCCCGCCCTTCTGGCGGATCTCACCCCTCCCTCGGAGAAGCCTAAAATGAAGATCACGATTGGCGACGCCCAAGACGTTGACCTAAGTGACGGCGCGGCAGTTGCCCTCGCGGTCGGCGCACTAAACACATCGCTTGCGGACGCGTTGGGCAAGGTGGGCTCCCTCACCGCAGACCTCGCTACCGCCAACACCACCATTCAGACTCGCGACGGCGAAGTTGTCGCACTGAACGCAAAGCTGGCAGACGCCGAAGTCACGCCGGCCAAGCTTCAGGCGCTCGCCGATGCCCGCGCTGACGTAATCGGCAAGGCCAGGGCAATCGCGCCAGGTATCGTTACTGACGGCAAAACCGACGCTGAAATCCGTAAGGCTGCCGTCACTGCAAAGCTGGGCGATACAGCCAAGGACATGGCTGATGCTGCCATTGAGGGCGCGTTTACTGCCCTAACCAAGGACGCGAAAGCAGGCGGCGGCTCAACCTTTGTACAGCCGATTGGTGCGCCAGAGAACATGGCCGACGCTGAGACGGCATTTGCTGATGCCCAACGCAAGGCCAGCGAAGTCCGCCGCAACGCTTGGAAAACCCCCGCCACTTCGGCGGCAGCCTAAGGATCTAGCGAAATGGCAATCACGATTCAGACCAACTACGCCGACGATTACGCCAAGGGCTATCCTGGCATGATCGCCAATGGTGAAACCAGCAACCGGATCAGCCGCGCGGTGGAAACTGTTGCCGGCGCTGCCTTTGGTGCTCCGCTCTATCGCGGCGCGGGCGATCACGGCTGCGTTACTACTGTCGGCACACTCGCCACGTTCCTTGGCTGGGCCATTGCGGATCGGGGCATAGTCCCTGCTGTCGTTACTGGCGCCGTCGATACGTACCCGCAGTACTCTACTGCAGGCATCCTCACTGATGGCGGGATCTACGTCACTGTGACGGGCGCTGTCGCCGATGGGGCAGCAATCACCGTTGGGACGGGCGCAGGCGCAGCGGACGCCATCGGGGCCACCGCCGCCGACGCAACGCACATCGCGACCGGATGGATCGCAGACGAAACCGTAACGAACGGCATCTGCCGTATCGTTCGCCGCTAAGGGGGGCCGCAACAATGAGCCAAATTTTTACTGACGCGCAGCAAGCCGTTGGGTTCGCCCGGCCAGCGCTTTACCGCTCTCACACTACGGTCCTCGAAGAGAAGTACCCGGCATTCAACTACGCTCAGCTAATCCCCGTCAACGAGGACGGCGATATGTGGGACGTGGGAACCGTCGTGACGTCCCTTAACGGCCCGGCAGGCCGCGCAGAGTACCTGTCTGGTAAGGGCTTCGACATCCCGAATATCAGCGCCCAGATGTCGCAGGGTGTGAGCAACTTTTTCCTCGCAGGATGTGGCTATGAGTTGAGCCTGCAGGAAGTGAACCGCGCTTCGAAGATGGGCGTCGACATCAGCACCCGCGATGCCTCTGGGGCCCGCAAGATCGCCGAGAAATTCATCTTTGATCGCGCCATGACTGGCTCGACCGAGAAGGGCTTTACCGGCCTATTGAACAACGCTCTGGTGCCCACTGCCAACGTTCCTGGCGATGGAACCGGGGCCGCTACCGCATGGTCAACCAAAACGCCGGATCAGAGGGTTCGCGACATCAATCTTGCGCTCACTGATGTTTATTCCAGCACAAAGGAGACCGAGATCGCGGATACCCTGCTGCTGCCCACATCCAGCTTCCTTGAAGCATCGACCACCCGCATGGGTGACACGGGGATGACCGTTCTCGCATTCCTGCAGCAGAACAATGCCTACACGGCCATCTCTGGTCAGCCGCTCAACATCATGCCTGCGCGTCAACTTGAGACCGCTGGCGCCAGCGGAACAAAGCGTATGGTGGCCTATGCACGCAATCCGGGAATTCTGGAATTCTTCCTCCCCGGGGCGTTCGCGTTCCTGCCGCTTCACCCACTGTCTTCGATGTCTTGGCGCGTGGATGGCATTATGAACGTGGGGCAAACTGAAATCTATCGGCCCAAGGGCGTCAGCTATCGGGATGGGATCTGAATCATGAAGAAGATCACGAACCACACGCGCGGCCCCAAGGGTGTAAACCTCAAGAACGGCTCAACGCTCTGGATCGAGCCCGGCGATACCGCCGAAATCGATCCAGATACCGTCATTGGAAAGGTAACTGACTTCGGCAAGAAGCCTGACGCATCCCCCACGGACGGCACCGGCCTGCAGGCTCAGATCGATGTCCTCACCAAGCAGGTTGAAACGCTAACGGCTGAACGCGACGATTTGTCCAAGGACAAGGCTGACCTCACCAAGCAGGTTGAAACGCTAACGGCTGAACGCGACGATTTGTCCAAGGACAAGGCTGACCTCACCAAGCAGGTTGAAACGCTAACGAAGCCTGCTGACAAAAAGTAATCGGTTCACCTCCCGAACCTCGGGGCCGCTGCTCAAACCGGGCGGCGGCCCTTTTTGTAAGGATAACCGATGACTACCCCAATCCGCATTGTTTCAGGCTCGGTTGTAACAGATGAGCTGGGTAAGGCCGTGCCCGTAAAGCCCATTCGCTACGTCGAACAACCCAACACCACTGATGAAATGGGCCGGCCTGTTTCGGCGTTGTCGGTGGAAATCGCGACCGATCCTGTCGTGATGATGACTGACGGGAGGACCGTTGCGACAATTCCGGCGCGCGTGGTCGATGGGACTACTACGACGAACGAGGTAGGTAGGCGCGTGGCTGTCGTTCCAGTATGGCTCGATACCACTGATCCAGTTGATCCAATTGTGAACGTAGCTCTTCCCACCATAACTGGCACCGCCGAGGTTGGCGAGACGCTGACCGGGCATGTTGGCACATGGTCGAACAACCCCACGTCCTACTCCTACCAATGGCGCAGAGGTGGCGGAAACATCGCTGGGGCAAACGCATTAACCTTTGGCGTGACAGGGGGTGAGGTCGGGCACGTTATCGAGTTCGTCGTTACCGCTTCCAAGGCAGGAACCCCGCTCGTGTCAGCCATGTCTGCGGCTACCAGCATTGTCCCCGACCCCGCGTCGGAACCCGAGCCGCCCGTTTACGCTCGTGCGGCCTCGACCAACACGACGCGCGTTGCCCACAGCGGCCACAGCCTCACCGATGCCTACGTTCACTACGGACCGTGGCCGGGAAACTTCCGCGCCATCTTGGTAAGCCAGGGGATCAACGAGGGCGATGACGGCAAGCAAGTGAAGGCCGTTATTCCCGGATCGAGTATCCAGCACCGCTATGAGGACGACGCGATAGCCTTCCCCGTTGGCGAGCGACCATACACCGACGTAGCTTCGTTGCAGTCGCTGGTGATTACCGAGTCTGGTCCGCCCCCGCATGTCAACAATGCGGCTGGCTCGCTCAATATGTACGACTACTGCGCGCGCTTTGTTGCTAACCAGATTGAGCGCGGCAGCGGCCTCGACGTTGTGCTGTGGACTATCTGGCCCGATCTGCGCGGCCCCGGCTATGGTGAAAACCCCGGTCCTGATTGGGGCGCGCTCACGTTCCGCACGGCCCTGCCCGAGTACGAGCGGGCATACAAGCGCATGGCCGACTTCCTGACATGGAAGATGCACCAGCTATACCCGATGCTTCCCGACGACTGGCGAATATGGATCTCGCCGGGCAACCGCTGGATGGCACGGGTTTATGACGACATGGCGCTTGGCCTTGTGCCGGGCTTCACGACGATTGACGAACTGTTCGACGACTTCATCCATACGAACACAACGGGAGTTTACGGGCTGGCGTGCCTGAACGTCACGTTGCTCTATCAGGTCAATCTGACCACCGCCGAAAATGTTTACATCATGCCAGCCCACACTCAGGAAACTGGCGAAGGGCCGTTGGCGAGGCCCGCCGTAACGCAAGCGCAGGCTGAATACTTCTGGCGCATCGCCTGGGAGATCGCCACCGCATACGAGCCAGCTGGCATGGGCGGGACCGAAGGTGCAGGCGCTGAATGGTCGCTTGATGTTGACGGCGACCTGATGCCGCAATGGAGGCTGGACGATCCCAATACGGACCCGCTGCCAGAGCCGGAACCCGAACCAGAACTGCCAACCGACATACTGGCACAGATCACGCCAACTACGATCACCGGTCTAACGTTCTCGCCTGATCTCCCTGCCGCTGTGGGCGAATATCGAACGCTTACAGCTCAATACCAGTCACCTCTAGCCGGGGCGGTTTACATGGCCGTGCGCGGACGCAGGGCGACGGGCGGCCCGATTTTCGCTTCCTTGGGCACGACGCACCAAAACTGGAATGCGGACAAACTGACGGCGGCGGGTCATGGCGGTTACGGCGAATGGATCGCCGCGCGCGAATCCCCGAACGAACTGACGATCCGGTCTGGCGTCGAAATGACCACGGACTACGCGACGCTAGAGGTCTGGTACGCTGGCGGATCGATCCACATTTCGGTGGATGGCAGCCCGGTAGTGTCAGAGGCGAGCCCAGCCTACGCCGCGTTCACCACACTGTATCTCAACTTGTACGAGGGCGGATATGACCTGGTGGGCTTCATTCCCATGGCCCGGATCCCGACCGCAGGCGAGCGCGCCGGCATTCGGGTGGCGTTGGAGGAGGTTTAAGTGTGATGGGCCGCACAGTAACCTCTGAGCGGCCCAAAACCCTGCTTACTTCGGGTTATGGCAATGGTAGACGCCGGTGGAATGGTTTGTATGGCAACCGCTTGCGTCAGTTCCCCCACTATGTGGCTTAGGTTTTGATTTGCTCTCACCCTTTTGACCAGCGGGCGCTTCTACCGATGCTTCGGACGCCTTAACTGGATGCGTCTCTGAAGCTTCATGGGCAAATGCTCCCGTGGAAACACAGGCGCACAAGAAAATTGCGGCAATAGTTTGCTTCATCATAATCCCTCTTTGTTGAATGCACGCGACCTTATATTTTGCGGAGGTATTCGCAGACACGTTAAGGAACTGCAACGCTTCATCACTTTCGGACAAAGACTTAACGACGGTAATCGGAAATCGCCGTATTTGGCACCGTGGGTGCATGCCATATGCCCGCCTTGCTCTCGCCGATTTCATGGTCGCCTATCCAGCGTTTTCAACGCTCACCGAGCAACCCTACGCAGCGTGGACAACAAAGGCAGAGTTCCGCGTGTCCGAAAGATACGGGGATGATCAGCAGGACGCGACCGAGCTTCTGACGGCGCATTTGCTGACGCTCAATGGAATAGGGCTGCCGGCGGGCACAGCCACAATCGCTGTAATTGGCGCCACATCGTTCAAGGCGGGCACCTTCTCCGCAACACTTTCGGATTCCATCGTTTCCCAGCGTGCCAAGGGCGGACTTCAGGCGACGACATTCGGCCAGCAGTTCGCCGATATCCAGCGCCGACTCTTCGGCGGCCCCTATTTGGTGCGATGCTGATGAAACTTGCTGACACCTTCGCTGAAATTGGGCTCGCCTTCTCAACTGCGTTTGGCGGACCATTTCATCCTGCCCGCACGCTTGAACAAGTTGCACCTGTCTTCGACGACGGTGGATCGATCGTCACGCCGGGCACAGTGGCGCACCGCAACTGTTCGGTGCAGATCGATGTGGCGAATACCGACATGCGCCAAGCCGATGGCTTCATTCAAACCGATGTCCGCTTCATCGTACTGGCTTCCACACTTGAGGGCTCACTGAACACCGCGGCACGCATCGAAGTTCTCGATGGCCCATTCGTCGGGGTGTGGATGGTATCTAACCTAGTGCGTGATCCTGTCTCCGCTGGTTGGGTCGGAACTGGCCGCCGTGGCTAAGTCGGGCTTTCGAGGCGGCAAGGCGCATATCACACGGCTGCGAAAGCTGTCGGGCGAGGCAATGGTGCGCGAAGTTGGTAAGGCGCTTTTCGCGGCCGGGGAGTTGATCCAAGTGGAAGCTCAGATCAGCATTACGTCTGGTGCTGTGTCTGGCAAGAAGCACACACCATCCGCACCCGGAGAGGCGCCAAACAACGATTCCGGCGTGCTGGTGAACAACATCGAAACTAAACAGGTCGCCCCACTTATCGTCGAGGTCAGCAGTAACGCGCCTTACGCCGCTCCGCTGGAGTTCGGTTCATCCAAGATGGCCGCACGCCCTTACATCGGTCCGGCCCGTGACACCAAGCGAAAGGAAGTCGCCCAGCTTGTTCGTAAGGCTGTCGAGCGCGCCGTAAAGGGAAGCAAGTCAGGAGACCCGTAATGCAGATCGTCATATTTTCACGAAAGTATCGGCACCAGATCAGCGAACTCCGCGAGGCGCGCTTTCCGCCAAACGTGGAAATGGAAGTCAGTAACGAGATCGCCGAGGCCGCGCGCAAGGCCGGTGCTTTGAAAGGAATGGATGATGGCATCGGATCTAATCAGGGAATCGGAACGGGCAGCGATTATAAGCCTAAAGGCAAACGCTCCACTGCTCGCGCTCGTCGCAAAGCCGTCGATTGACCCAACCATGGAGGAACCCGAGTGGCCGTTCATCCGGCTCGACGGCACGCAGGCGCTTCCTCAGGGCCATGGATGCATGGCCCGCTCAGACGTGTCGTTCATGATCCACAGCTTCGCCAAGCCTCGATACGATGGCACCGGAGTTATGCTGGAAACTGCGCGAGACCAAGCAGGACGGATCAACACTGCGGTCGTCGAAGCAATGCAAAATCATGCCTACGAGGTCGCCGGTCGCCGGTTCCGCTTCACGGTCCGTTCGTCTCGGCTGATGCCAGATGCTTCGGAACGGGACGCTTTTCACGGGATCGCGAACGTCGTGGCGCAGGTTTACAACGGCTGATATACTCTCATCATGGATGAACCGCTTGCTGAGCGCATGTTGCGCGCCTTCCTGACGCAGATGATCCGCACCGAAGCGGTTGATCCTGACGATATTTCCGAGGCGGCTGACAGACTGGAGCGCGAAGGCGACGAGGAGGCTGCGCACGCCCTACGGTGCCTGATCTTACAGGCTTCCGCCCCGGATGCGTCAGATTGGGCTGCAGAACGCGCCCGGGCCCGCTTCCATGTTGTTGGCAGCGGCGACGGTAAACCGACACCCTGACGCCCCTTAGTCTCCTGCGAAACTTGCTGGAGATTTGCCCGTGTCCCTTCCCAACAGCGCAGACTTTGCACTGATCAAGATCCAGACCGCTGCTGGCCCACCTGCCGTGTTCACTTTGTTGTGTGGGATCGAAGGCGTGACCATCAACCGGACCACACAGACCAGCGAAACGTACCGCCGGGACTGCGCTTTGCCAAACCGTCCTGGACAGCGCAAAATGCGTGTTACAGGTTCGTCGTGGTCAATCAGTGGTTCGGGCTCGGACAACATCGACCTTGAAGACGAAATGGCCGATGCGTTCGGCGTTCGGCAGACTTACAACGTCGAACTTTATAAGGACGACGGGACGGACGCCGGGGACTTGATGGGCACCTATGCGGGGTCCGCTATGATGACCACACGCAACCAGTCCTACTCGCAGGAAAATGCGGGCACGGTTGAAATCACTCTGGAAGGCGAAGGCCTACTTGCTTGGACGGTTGCCAGCTGATGCCTGAAACCGCGACTGAACTCAGTTTCGGGGACGGGGAATACACCTTCTGGCTTGGCCTCCCACAGATCGTTGAGTTGGAGCGCAAAACGGGAGGAAAGTCGGTCTTCACGATCTACGACCAGCTCGGTGCGGGACTGGCGCTTGACGGCGATACGCCGGTCTATGTCGGCGGCGGCGCGGCAATGGTCACAGATATACGCGAGACAATCCGCCTTGGCCTGATCGGCGGTAACTCCGGCATCGTAGATGGGGCGCTGGTAGACGTTGGCGCGATTCGCGCCCGTGAATTGGTCGATGCCTACGTGTTCCCAGCAATTTCGCTCACGTCCGGCATACATGTGGCCTGGGCAATCCTTCACGCGGCCATCACCGGGGTAAGCCTAAAAAAAAAGGCCGATCCAATAAACGCGCCAAAGAGCCCGAATCGTTCCGCAAAGGCCAAATAATCGCCAACTGTGGCGGCATGCACCTCAACTGGGAACGGTTGTCATTGTCGGGCTATCTGGAGGCGCTCGAGGCTCACAACGAGGCTCATGCCGCGCCGGGTTTAGAACCCCGCGGCAACAGCGATCCCGAACGGTTGGTGCGATTTGTTGAGGCACATCGGGGTTAGCTTACGCCAGTTCAAGTTTTTTACGGTGCGCCAACAATTCCCGGGCGGCCTCTGCCAAAAAGCCCGAACGATTACTCGCAACGCGGTCGATAGCCGAAACCAAGCCCTCGTCGAGCGTGATGTTCAAGCGGATGCTTTTCCCGGGAGCCTCTGCCCTGACAAGGATACGGGCCACTTCATCGACGTCCGGATCCTTTTCAATGTCTACAATATCGCTGGGGGGAGAAATCTCGTCGCCGTATTCCGCTGAAATCAAAAGGTGGCCAGTCAACGCCTCTTCGGCGTTCACGACGGCTTCATTGACGGTCCGCCCTGCGGTAGCAAGCCCGGGTAGGTCAGGGAAAAACACGCTAAACCCGCCCCCCGCACGCTCCACGAGCGCTGGATATACTACGGTAGCCATTTCAATATTCCATCATCATGCATTAATTGTTATACACATCAATACACACGATTGACGGTGCCGTCAACAGGGAGGGGGTTACCCTTCCCTGTTGTGGCGGAGTGCACCTACTTGCGCAGGTCAACCCCCGATTGCTTTTCGATGCTCTTCAGCGTTCCGATAGCAAAGTCACTTTCTGGATGAGAGACTGTGACGGTCCCGGGCCGTTTAGGATGCCGAAAATGGTGATGGCTTCCCTTAATTCTATCGAGGCGCCAGCCCGCAGCCTCGAGTATTGAAATGACTTCTCGGCTCTTCACAAATTCTCCTTATCGTTGAGGGTGTGTATAGGATACACACAAAGGAGAAAAACACAAGGAAATCATTGAGAAGCAGTGTACCAAAGCGGCGAATTTTTGCCTGTTGCCTCAAAAGTGTCGCTTATGGGCTAGGGCCTCACTTCGACAGCTACAAGGCAGTGGATAGCGACGGAAATGGCAGCGATACCCCACCTATTCAATTTTTTGCATAAATGAATCGCCAGTGCCGAACGCATTTGGGCACGGTGCGGGGTTTTCTGGCAACGGCCCTAATTGCTCCATGGACAACGGGGCCGACCTAGTGGCGAACGCCAAACAGGCAGCGCACGGCCCCGCTGCCATGTTGTTGGCGATAACCTGTATCATTGCATTAGCGCCCATGGCCTGACGAGTGCGAAATAAACGGCACTTGTTGGCCTTTGTGCCCTCTAAAGCGCTGACGATAAATTGCGCCGCATCCAGCGGATATTTCCTCCCCTTTGCCGTCAGGATAGCGAGACATTCCCGGCTTAAAATCAGATTCGCTCGGTAACCAAGGACCCGGAGATCATCTTTGCCAATTGGCTCGCCGTGTTTCCTAAGGGTGATCCCCTTGGGCCACTCGACACCATCCAGCGCGGCCTTCATGAACGCAATGTCTTCATCGCGGCCGTAACTTAAGCCATCCTGAGTCAGAGCGTTCCGGTAATCATCATCGGTCACCAATTGCGTGGATGCTGGCGCTCCAATCAAACTCGGGACCGTCTGCCGCTCGCCAAGAGGCAACTGCATCTCCCTGACCCGCTCCTGCCATGGGCGCACTAGAGGCTCCAGTTCAACAGCGCTTCGGGCAGATGAACCTTTTTGAAAGAGCGAAATGAATATCGCTCTCAGAAATGATTTCACCGAGCTACACCATGAGGGAATTCAGTCGCGCAATACCGACACTTGACCGCAGCAGCTTGAATCACCTCCGCGCAGACGGGGCATTTCTTCATTTTACCTGATTGCAGGCCGGCGCGCTTGCTCCGCTTCTCCGAGGCCTGTTGATCGGGTGAGATCATAGCAGCCCCCAACAGTCCAAGCGGGCCAAATAGAAAGCCAAGTATCCCCCAGCCAAGCCCACTTCGCCCCTTGCCATTAGCGATAACCAGCGCACCGATGCCGCACGCAATCCAAATTAGAAACAAGATTTCCATGATCCCCCCCAACAACGGTAATCCGCCTCACCTAAAAGCCATAGCATCGCAGAATGGCTGAAATCGACCCTGTAATTCTTCAGCTTCGCGCTGACGTCGCAAAATACAACGCGGACGTGCAGCAGACTGCGCGGCGCGTCACCGCCCATCTGGACAGGCAGGAGCGGTCGGTTGTCAGTCTAGAGAACCAGTTCCGGCGGTCGTCTGCGGGCATAGCTTCGTCGTTGGGCAGTATCTCGCGAGTAGCCAGTGCGTTCGGCGCAGCCTTAGGCGGCATCTCAGCCGTGGCCTTAGCTCGCGGGCTTTTGCAGATGGCGGATGAGGCCAAGAACCTTGATGCCCAACTCAGGCTTGCGACCGCGCAATCCGGTAGCTTCGCGCAAGCACAGGAGGATGTCCGCCGCATTGCGGATTCCACACGAACTGGCCTGAAGGATACCGCAGACCTTTATGGTGCGTTCGCGCGTAATGCGCACGAGCTGGGAATCTCACAGGCGCAGGTCGCTCGCATTACGGAGACCGTCAGCCAGACCTTCAGGATTTCAGGCGCGACCACGGCGGAGACAGCGGGTGCGACCCGGCAGCTCATCCAGGCATTCCAGTCCGGAGTGCTCAGGGGCGAAGAATTTAACTCTGTGATGGAAAATGCCCCTCGGCTCGCGCGGCTTTTGGCCGAAAGTCTTGGAGTCCCGGTCGGTTCGCTCCGAGCGATGGCCGAAGAAGGCAAAATCACAGCCGATATGCTGGCCCGCGCCTTTTCCGATACTCGGTTCACCGATGGGATCGACGCCGAGTTCCGGCAACTACCCGTGACGTTCGATCAGGCGATGACCACCCTCTACAACTCCGCTGTCATCACCTTTGGGGCCTTTGACCAAGGCGGGGAATTTTCCACGGCATTGGCGAACTTCATTACCCAAGGCTCGGGGGGCTTTGAGGGGTTGGCTGACGATGCCCGCGCACTGGGCACCGATATCCGGTCAACCATGGCGGGCTTGTCGGACGTTTTCACTCCGATGCTGAACGGCGCCATGGAAGCGTTCGGCCTGATCAGCACCGAAACGAAATCTCTCAGCCAGCAAATCAGCAACCTGTTTGGCGAGTTCGACGCGATCACCAACTGGGCGGCGAAGCACGATCTAACACGCTATGGCATGATGCTTGGCGGCAACGCCGGTGCCGCCAACTTCGTCCAGCCATATGGCGGCGGAACGAACTATCAGCAAACGTTCGACAGGGGCCAGCAGCAGAAGCAAAATGAGTTACGTCGTCGCGCAGGTGAGCAGTCCCTTCGCGATAGCATGCAGCGCCGCGATGCGATGGGCAACCTGATCGATGCAGGCCCAACGCCAAGCTCTACACCGTCGTCATCTACTGGCGGGGGCAAGAAGAAAACTGGCGGCCGCACTCCGCGCTCGCCGCTAAATCCCGAAGCCTTCGCGCGTGAGGAGGCCCAGCTCAACGATCAGATTCTTCGCCTCAAAGCGGACGAGGTCACGAACGCCGACGAACGCGCCATGGCCGAACTGAAGCGTCTCGAAGCCGCCAACCTTGCAGCCACTACGGAGGTGCAAGGCGACAAGCGATATACCGACGCACAGAAGGCACAGATCATTGCCCTGATGGGTACAGCCAACGCTTTGCAACAGGCCAAGGTTCTGGCGGAGCGCGATGTCATCGCGACCCGTGACGCGCTCGATATCCGCATGTCTGGCCTGCGCGATCAGCAGGACTTACTACGCTCAGATGCAGACATGGCCACCACACGCTCCGAACGCCGCGACATCGAACTGCGCCTGCTAGACCTTGCCTATGAGCAGGAGCGCGCGGAACTGGATGCCATTATTGCCAGCAAGGACGCATCCGACGCTCAGAAACAAATTGCGGAATCCCGTCTGCGTATTCTCGGAGCCCTTCAGGCCGGCGAAGCAGAAGGCATCAACCGCCGGAGCGAATCCCCCCTCGCCCGCTACAAGCGCGACATTGCGGAAGTAGGAGCCAACCGAAACGACGAATACGAACAATTTGCCGTCGACGGCCTGCAATCCCTAAACGACGGCCTCACCGACGCGATCATGAACGCCAAGAGCTTTGGGGATGTATTCAGCAACGTCGCCAAGCAGGTGATCGCGGACATGATCCGCATGGCGATCCAGCAGACCATCGTGAACAGCCTCATAGGCGGGATCAGTGGCATGCTCGGTGGCGGGGGTGGAGCCATAGGTGGCGGCGCAAAGAGCATCGCCAACTTCAAGGGCGCGCGGGCCGCAGGCGGTCCCGTAACTGCCGGCGGCACATATCTGGTTGGCGAAAACGGCCCGGAACTGTTCACACCGCCACGCAGCGGCACGATCGTTCCAAACCATGCGATCAACACATCGGCGGCTGCATCTATGGCCGGGGTGACGGCAGTGGGCCGTGCTGCGCCAACGGTGGTCACGCAGGTGATGAAGTTCGACCTGACGGGCGCGGTCATGACGCCAGACTTGCTGGCCCAGATGAACCAGATGGCGCAGGCCGCCGCTTTCGGCGGTGCAATGGCAGGTTCTAACCAAGCGCAGACCGCAATCGCGCAGAAGGGCCGGCGCCGCATACCAGGCCGATAACGACGGTAAACCGACGCGGCATCTTCCCTCAACCTCCGGGGTGCGATGCCCATCACCCTGCCGACATGTCCCTACCCGACTGACTATCACGTACTTCTCCGAGATTTCGGATCAGTTCTGACACCATTCCTTGGTGGGCCGGCACAGCGCATCAACCGCCTAGGAACGCGCTTCGGCCTGCGCCTGTCGATGCCCCCAATGGATGCAACTGAGGGCCTGATCTATCTCTCTCGATTGCTCCAGGGCCGTCAGTCTACTGTCATTTTGCCATGGCCGCTGCTGGACTTTGATCCCGGCACGCCCGGTGCGCCGCTTGTCAGTGCGAATGTCGCGAGTGGCACCTCCATTCCGATCAAGGGGCTAAGCCCCGGCTATCAGGCCAAGGAAGGCCAGTTCTTCAGCGTCATCCATGCTAGCCGGCGCTACATGTACATGTTCACCGCGAACGCAACGGCGAATGGATCGGGCGCACTGACTGCGACGATCTTCCCGATGCTCCGCACGCCTCTGTCCATCAACGACGTGCTGGAGATTGCCCAGCCCATGATCGAGGGGCTTGTCCTGCCCGGTGAAGAACTGAGCTGGCAGATAGGGCTCAGCAACGACCGCGAGTTCTCCTTCTCCGTGATGGAGTCCGCCTGATGGATCCCGCTCTTAAGAATGCGCTGGCGCAGCCATCGGTGCTGCTGTTCGGCGCACTGAAGATCGTCCTGCCCGGCTATACGCTGCGGCTTGTCGATGGCTCGGCCACTATCATCATCGCCGGGGAAACCTATCTCGGCATGGATCCGAACTTTGGCACAATCTCGTCGATCTCGGAGCTGACCGAAGAGATTGGCGACAGCGCGCCAGAGATTACCGTGACGCTGTTCCCTCCCGACATCAGCGCCGCAGCGGTGCTTTCCAATCCGTCGATGCAGGGCTGTGTCGCGACGCTGATGGCTGGTGCTGTCGATCCCATCTCCGGCATTGCCATCGGGACGCCGGAAGTTCTGTTCATGGGCGAGATTGATGTTCCGACCATCGGCATCGACGCCAGCGGCGCGCGCACTGTCGAATACACCATCGTCAGTGTGTTTGAGCG